GGCACCTCGCCCGAGTGGGCGTGGAAGCCGACGGCACCGGACACGCCACCTCCGGACGGTGGTGGTGAAGCGCCGCCGGTGGTCGACAACACCCTCCCCGGCGACCTAGACCAGCGTCCGAAGTGACCGGGGCGTAGCACATGGTAGCCAGGAAGAAACCAGCGGAACGCACGGGCGGCGGCACGGGCATTGCCGATGACCCGCGCTTCCTCAGCGTGTCGCAAGGGCACTCTCGGCGGAGCGAGATCCCAATTCCGGGTGCCAACCCTGGGTGGCATCCACAGGCACGCAGCTGGTACAACTCCCTGGCGCTTAGTGGTCAGTCCGAGTTCTATGAGGCAAGCGACTGGGCCACCGCAGTGATGGCGGCGCAGATCTATGATATGTTCTTGCGGACGTATCATGCGAATCTGTTGCCGCCATTCCTGCGACTCACAGAACGGCTCGGCGTCACGGTTGTGGACCGGAAGCGCAACCGCATCGAGCTGGCAGATCCGGACGTGTCGGATATCGATGAGGAAGCTGCGGATGAGGCGGTCATTGCCTGGCACGGCCGCCTGGGAATTGTGAGGGATCGGGATGGTTAACTTCAATCCTGGTGAGTTCCGGGGATTCCATGGCAGGTGGCAGCTCGGCGGGCCGCGACATCCTCATCTGCGACACCACAAGGGCGGTGGCATGTTTGGCAGCCGGGGCCGGGGCCGGGGCGGGGCGGCGGGCCGGGCTGAGCGCCAGGTGTCACGGCCGAACCTGATGAAGGAGTCCAGGTCGGTCACCAGAGCAAGGGCAACGGCGGCGCGGGCTTCTGCGAAGGAGGCCAAGGCGGCAGAGCGGGCGCAGGCAAAGGCTGCTGGCGTTTCTGAACACGACGTCAACAGAGCAGAAGCTGAACTTGCGGCCGAGCGCCGGCAGTCGGCGGATGAGCTGGCCCGTGCGGAGCACGAGAAAGTCCTCAGCACCGGCAAGGAAGACAAGACCAAGACCGAAGAGGACAAGAAGAAGCAGGACAAGAGGCAACGCAGGGGTGGCGGTACGGCGGCTGGTCTTCTATCATCCGGAGCGAACCTGATGCAGATCGGGTCATACCTCCACCCGCACCGGAAGCCAAAGAAGGCGGCGCCAAAGCCAAAGAAGAAGAAGCCACCAGCAGCAAAAAAGAAGAAGGCACCGCCAAAGGCAAAGAAGCCAGCACACAAGGTTGCGACGCGCAGGATTGCGCAAGCTCACATCAAGAACATGAACGCGACCGGCAAGACGGGCGGTGCTAAGGGCACCGGACAGATCGTCAAGCCGTCGGCGGAAGTAATGGCGAATCTGAGGCGGTACGTAGCGACACCATGAACAATCTGGCAGCACCTCGTGACCGGCTGGTGACACTGCCGGACGGGCTGCCGACTCTCACTCTTGGGTGGGAAGCGATTCACTGGGCGTCAAAGTACCTAAAGCAGCCTGACGGGCCGGACGCGGGGAAGCGATGGGAGTTCACCGAGAGTCAGGTCCGCTTCATATTGTGGTGGTACGCAGTCCGGGAGGATGGGAGGTGGCTTTTCTACCACGGGGTGCGTAGGTACCCAAAAGGCGCAGGCAAGTCCCCATTCGCCGCAGTGCTCGCTATGATCGAATTGCTCGCGCCTGTACGACTGGTGCGGTTCGACGGGGACGTGGCTGGCGGATGTGTTGGGAAACGTGTGTCGATGCCTCTCGTCCAGATCGGGGCATCCTCCCATGACCAGGCGAACATCAACACGATGCGCATGGTTCGAGCCCTTCTGCCAAAGAATAGCCGTATACTGCGAGATTACGATGTGGAGGCTGGGAAGACAATCTTCCACGTACCGGGTGGAGGCCAGCTCATGGTCATCACTTCGTCGCCAACAACGGAGGAAGGTGCTCTTGTCACATTTGCCATTCTCGACCAGACAGAGAGTTTCACGGCGACGAATGGCGGTGTCGACCTGGCCGAAGTAATGGACAGGAACGTCGGCAAGTCCGGGTCGCGCATTATCGAGACGTCTAACGCATGGGAGCCAGGGAAGGAAAGCGTTGCGGAAACAACTTTCGATGCGTGGGTATCGCAGGAGGAAGGGCGTCTCAAGGGGAAGGGCCGCATTCTGTACGACAGCCGTATGGCTCCTCCTGATGTCGATTTCGATGATGTGGCCTCCATCAGAAAAGCTGTTGAGTTTGCCTATGGTGATGCTTTTTGGGTGGACGTTGAGGATATTGTTGAAAATCGTATTCTCTCCCCTAGAACACCGCTCGATGTGTCGAAGCGTTATTACTTCAATTGGCCAGAGTCTGCAGAGGATGCCTGGACAACGCAGCAGAAGTGGGCTCGGCTTGCCGATGCGGAGTTCCGTATTGAAGATGGCGATGATATTGTCATGTTCTTTGATGGTTCGCGTGTTGAAGACGCCACTGCGCTTGTGGGATGTCATGTGGATACGGGATTCGTTTTCACTCTTGGCGTATGGGAGCCTCGCGGGTCAAGGTTCATCCCGAGTGAAGAGGTACACTACGCCGTCTCCCAGGCCAAAGAGCGTTGGCACGTATGTGCGTTCTTCGCGGATGTGAAGGAGTGGGAAGAGTCTACCAAGATTACCTGGCGCGCGGAGTTTGAGGAGATTGTAGATGTCTGGGCGGTGCCGGCAGGTAGAGATCCACAGCCAGTGGCGTGGGATATGCGATCGCATGTTGGTGAATTCACGCAGGCGTGCGAGATGGTGTTGTCTGAGATAGAATCTCCGGGCAAGCCGACGTTCTTTCATGATGGTGACTCGGCACTAGGGCGGCATGTTACGAATGCGCGCCGCCGTCCGAACCGCTGGGGCATATCAATAGGCAAGGAATCGCCTAAGTCGCCAAATAAGATTGATGCCTGCGTCTGTATGATCGGGGCGCGTCATGCGCGGCGTCTCGTTCTGGCCTCAAAGAAGTACAAGGAGCGCAAGGAAAGCGCTGTCAAGGCTGGTAAGCGGAGGGTGTGGTCGTTCTCATGATTATAGGACTTGCTGACGTAGTCGACATTGCTAACCGGGCGCTGTCCACCCGCCAGGCGGAACAGGCGCGGCTGCGGCGCATCTCGAACTATGTGAGAGGGCGGCAAGATCCCCCATACATCCCGCGCGGTGTCAATGCGGAGTACCGTTGGATCGCCAAGAAGGCCCGGCGAAACTTCCTGCCGCTTGTTGTCTCCGTGATCTCGGAAAATCTTCACGTGGACGGCTACAAGCCAAGCGGCACGACGTCAAATGAGATGGCGTCACCGCAAAAGAAGCAGCCGGAGTGGGATGCGTTCCGCGCAAACCGAATGGTATCGAGGCAGCACGGCGTTCATCGCGCGGTGATCAAGTACGGTTCGGCGTACACCGTCGTGCTGCCCGGTACGATGTCATCTGATGAAGAGCAGATGGCAAACGTGCCGGTGATCCGGCCGATCTCGCCGCGCCGCATGACGGCGTTCTATGCCGACGACGTGGATGACGAATGGCCGCAGTTCGCCATCGAGGTGAACGTCATCAACATGCCGAACTACACGCAACGGCTCCTGGTGTACGTATATGACGAACTGAACAGATACATTCTTACAGGGCCGGCCATGATGGACGTCTCGGCTACGCAGCTTCAGATTGCGGAGCCGGATGATGTCCTGCTGAATGGCCAGCCGGTGATCGCGGGCCATGGAATGGGTGTGTGCCCGGTCGTCAGGTTCCTGTTCGAGGTTGACCTGGACGGTGAGGATGACTGCGTGGGCGAAATCGAGCCCATCATGCCGATCCAGGACCAGATCAACTTCGACACGTTCAACCTGATGATCTCGACGCAGTTCGCAGCGTTCCGGCAGCGGTACGTCTCGGGTATGGCGCCGGTCGATGAGTCCGGGCGCGAGGCGGCACCATTCCGGCCTGGTGTGGACAGGGTGTGGGCTAGTGACGACCCGGCTACAAAGTTCGGAGAGTTCGGTGAAACAGCCTTGCAGCCATATTCGACCGTTCGTGAGGACGGAATTCGGCACATGTCAACCGTCTGCCAGGTTCCTCCGTATCACCTTCTGGGACAAGTGGCTAATATGTCAGCTGAGGCTCTTGCGGCCGCACGAGACGGCTTCGACCGAAAGATTGAGGAGCTGCAGGCTGCCTTGACAGACCCGTGGCGAAACGTCTTCAGGCTTACAGATCTCGCCGCCGGCAATAAGGACGGCTGGAATGACCTGTTCGGCTCGATCGTGTGGCGTGATACATCGGCTCGTGCCTTCGGGGCGACGGTACAGGGCCTTGCGATCATCGCGGCACAGCTTGGAGTTCCGGCTGAGGAGCTATGGCAGCGAATCCCAGGCGCTACGGCCGATGACGTAGCGTCCTGGCAGCTCGCGGCGCAGCGGGCGCAGGCGCAGGCGATCGTACAGCAGATGATTCAGCAACAGCAGATGGCTGCGGCGAATCCGGGGATGCCCGGGGCTGTCACGCCGCCGCCTGGAGTGCCGCCTGTGCCTGGTGGCGCGGCGTCGATCCCATCTGCGCCGGCCATACCTGCTGCCAACCCGCCTAACATTCCTCCTGCTGGCGGATCGCCGCCATGACGACTCCAGTACTTCCCGTAGCAGCTGCGCAAGCTGGCGTGATGTTGTTCACGCGGTATCAGAACAACCAGATGCTTATTGGTCAGCGGGTTTCATCGGCAATTATCGGTTTCTGGAACCAGTACGTAGATCCGACGCAGTTCAGCAATTCCTGGCGAATCCTTCAGCCTCTGGTAAGTGGTATCGTTGACACTCATCATCAAATGTCTGCTGCTGATGCTAGTAACTATTATGGGCTGTCTCGTGCTGTTGCTGGTTTTTACGGCGCTACTGTTCCTGGCGTCCGTATTGACAGCGACTACCTCAATCATGTAGTCAATGTGATGGGGAATGGGCAGTTTTATCACCACTTGAAGACGAATGATGAACTGGATGCTTCGTGGCTGGCAAGGGACGCCCTGGCGGGCGCTAGCTTGCGTCTTGTAATGAATGGCGGAAGGGACACGGTAACTCGGGCTTCGGTGGGGGATGAAGTTGCTTCTGGCTGGGAGCGTATTGTTGAAGCTGAGCCCTGTAGC